CCGCAGCCATGGGTATACCTAAGAGTACTTATCATGAAAATAAGAAGGTATACGAGCAGATAATAGCTTGGATTCATCAAGTGATTAAAGAGTGGGAAAGGCAGATAGTGAAAGTAGTGGAAAAGCATTTTTCACATTAATTAAAGGGGTGTCGATATCGACCCCCTCTTAAAGTTATATAGCAAATTTTTCGTTTATATTTTTAGCAAAAGATAGGTTAACGTAATACATTACAACCAGATTTTAAGATTTTCTCTTATATAAATGGCATCAAATGGCGTAGAAAACATTTCAGAGTTTGATAACCGCTCTATTTCTTTCGCATCTAATGACTCAAGTATTTGTTTGCTTTTTTCTGTTTCGATTGGCGTATACACAAGGTTTTTAATGATCTTAATTGCTTCTTTATCGTTATTGATAATTGCGTATTCATAATATCTAGCTTGTTCATACGAATAGCATTTATCTAAAGCTATAGTCGATAATATCGACAATAATTTAAGTTTTTGTTGGTCATTTAATGAATTAAAATAAGTATCGTTTATTGATTCTATTTTTCTATGGGTAGCATCTAAACAATAGCCTATTTTATTTTCATAAGCTTTATATTCTTCATTTGTCTGCCTGTCTAGCATGTCATTCATTTGTTTTGCTGGGTGCGTTGAGCAGGCTGTTAATAGCAAAGTAGAAGATAATATAAATATTTTAACGGCTTGCGTTAGCCATGCATTTCCAAAATTCATACTCTTTCCCTCTTGTTGATAATGCGGCTTCATTTGATATATTCCATACCTGTTTTCTAGTTGTATCTTTGACTGCATTAAGCTGTGTACTAAAGTCTTCCCAGTCATGAGTGGTGATACCTTTTACTACACCTATATATTTTCTATCTGCAAATATTTGCACCAACTGAGTTACACTAACACTAGTTGCTGCAAAATTACCAAAATCAACTTTAAGCTCAATTAGTCGTAGATGAGTGATTGAATTCTGACTAAACTCTAAATTATGTATATTGCAAAAATCACTATTTTTCATATTTAACTGTTCGTTCAATGATTAAGTGCCGGATATATTACTAAATAAAGGTCATTTATTGGTTAACTATTTGAGTAGACATATAGCCTGTTAAGATAGGTATTTTACTTGTATTGCCGTTTTTGTCGCCTATATCACATAAAGGTGAGAGTAGAACGCACCCCACCATGAATGGTGTCTCGATAGGTACGTTCTAAATTTGTTGTGGAATTGCGCGCATAATTAGATTTACTACTTATGGGTAAATTCTATATTTTTACCTAATGTTATTATTTTACTTAATTTAGGCGATTTATTGATATAATATGCATACGTGAATACGTTTTTATTAAGTGAGCATTGTATGCCTAGATTAATACCGTTAGCAGAGTTTGCGAAAAAGCTAGAAAGTTTTGAGCGAAACGTTAGTGAAGCAAGTTATTTTCTTGAGCAAGGTACTGCTGAGTATCCTGTTGCTAGTATTGCTTTGCCTAAAGGTTATCGTTTATTGTGTTCATCTAAGGATCACAAAGGTAAGCTTGGTGAGAATCAAATTAAAATCCGTTTAGTTCATGGAGATGAAATTGCATATGCTGTTAATCTTAATGTACTAGAGGGGATAGTGAATGGTAAGCACTGTACTCAAGTTATGGTTTGGCGTTCATTAGATGATAAGCATGAAGATGCACTTACTGGTTTTGCTCGTAAAATGTTTGAGCATTTTATTGAAAAGTACGTTGTTATCGTTAGCGATGATGAGCAAACGGTAGATGGTAGAAGGTTTTGGCAAGGTCGAATTCTAAATGCTTTCAGTAAGAAGATGTTTGTTTACTTTACTGATATGAATGAGCTTGATGAAGATAAAGACAATATAGTTGTTCAGATTGAGACAGCCGAGGAATTTACCGCTAAATGGTATGATCACGGTTGGGGTGAAAGTGAAGAATTTAAAGACAGATTGTTTGTCATATCGAAAGAAGCAATCGCGTAACGGATATAATTATGGAAGATGTTAAATTGTTCGATAAGGACAGCTTTGTAGCAAAGTTAAAAGTCGCAGGCATGGATGAGAAGTTAGCAGAGACACTGGCAGATAATTATCTTTCAATGTTTGAGCGAGTTACCACAAAGACAGATATGATGGATTTGTCAGAATCATTTTTAGAGCAGGCTGATATAATTAACACTATGGATGCTCGGTTAAAAAGGGTAGAGCGTTTAACTTGGGGTATTTTTATTGGTGTTGTGGCTTTAGTTTTAGATGCTTATTTTTTTAATTAATCTGAAATAATAGATAGGTAAAAATATAAGATTTAGTATAGAATTAGATATGATTATTAAACTAACGTAGAGTAAAGGCAATGAAAGCATTCATCAAAGCTAATGGCGGGCAACTTGCAGTAATGACTGTTGTAATCAGTTGTGCTATGTGGGTAATGAATGGCATGGCAGAGCTTAGAATTGATCAGGCTAAGGAATCTCAGCGTCAATCTGAGAAATTCTACTCAATGCTTGAGAAAATCAGTGAGATAGACAAAAGTTCACTGATCCGAGATAATAATTTAGAGATTTTAATCTCTAAAAAATAGAGTAAAACAATGAAAGCATTCATCAAGGAGAACGGTGAATTAATTATACTAATGACCACAATAATCGGCTGTGGTTTTTGGGTAACTAATAACATGAAAACTCTTCAAGCTGAGCACTCTAAGCAATTCTACGTTATGCTTGAAAAATCAGATGCGAAATTTCAACAAGAATCTGAAAAGTTCGATGCAAAATTCCAGTTAAGGCTTGAAAAAATCAACGAAATTTCTAAATAAAAAAGCCTCCAACTCGGGAGGCTTTTTTTAGTTAGTTGTATTATTTTTTATCAGTTCAAAGTATTCATCATCACTTAAACTTTCAACGTACTGAGTCAGAGAACGAACAAACCCACCACGATTAAATTTAACCAACTCTTCTTTTTGAAATTTCTGCGAGGTCTTCCAGTTACTTTCTGCTCATTAGGCTTATCAGCACCATCAATAAACTTATCAACATCATCTTGATTGATTTTTGCTTTACGCGCTTCAATTGCTTTTCTATCTAAGTTCATCTAAAACCTCTTTAAGTAAACAGCTTACTTCACCTTTGGCTTTACTATCTTTCCATTCATGGACACCTTTTCCATAACGGAAGCTATCACGGTGTGAAACACGGTCGTCAATAGTTATACGTAATAGTTTGAATTCATCATATTGTTTCAATAGTTCACGGCTTTCTAGTTTTTCTCTTTGTGAACGAGTGTTTGACTTGCTTATAAAGATAAGCGGCTTTAGTGTTGGGTTGATTAGTTGTGCGCTTTCTAGGTTCTCTACTAGCGTTGTAAGCGTTTCTAAGTCGGCTAATGATGCTCCGGTAGGGGATAGTAACAAATCAGCCACTGTCATAGCGCTGCGCATTTCTTTACTGTCTCTTCCTGCGACATCAACAAAAACATAATCATACTTTTCAGCTTCGCGTTTAACTTGCGCTGCTATGTTGTCGCGTAAAGAAATACAAGGGAAGTTATTAAGCTCTGGATCTTCTTCTCGACGTTGTACCCATGAATAGAGTGATAACTGCTTATCAGCATCAATCAATAGTATTCTGTCCGTTTTTCCTTTGTATTGCTCATTAGCTAATGCAACTGCCAAACTAATAACGGTATCAGTTTTACCCACACCGCCTTTTTCGTGTCCTACAAGAATAATGTTGCCCACATTGTCACCTTAATATTAAGTAAATAAAACAGCTATATATTACTCTAGTTATAAATTAAGTAAATAGGTAAGTAAGATACTTATAAATTAAATAACTTTAAAAGTTTCTTAATAAGGCTGTTTACTTTGCATTCGCAAGGTGTATTATCAACAACATAAACAAGCACTTAAACTTAATTCAAAAGGTGGGCAACCATGAACTTTAAGACTGGTAAAATTCGTAAAAACGCAAAGATAATGATTGATAAGCTATTAGATATGTCTACTAAAATCACACAAGAGACACACAGCATGTGGATTGATGATTCAATGCGCTCTAATGGCTCTCATAAAACATCAGCTAAAGTAGTTAGGCAATGGATGGAAGATAACTATCGAGATATGAAGGTGTACTTAACTTGTGATCCAGAAGGTAAGCCAGAGTCATTACGCATCGGTGGTCAATACCATTGGAGTGATGAGTTTACAATTACCTTTAAAATGGTTATTCGAGCATTTACGGAAGAGTACTATCAATGGTTAAGTTACAAAGAGCCAGTAGAGCAAGAGCAGAGTAATGAAGTATTAACTCAAGAAGCGGAACTTAATGTTAGTACTAAGGATAGTAATATCATTGATATTCAGCAAAGCGTTACTTATGAGTCAGAAATTGAAAGAGAAACAACGGTGGTGGAATTTAAAAAGCCCGGTTCATCATTTATCTCTTATATGAAAAAGCTTATAGAGGAGAAAGGAGGCTCACTTGATGATGAGATTGTAATAGATGGTCACTTTGGTTTTACATATCAGATGTTGGTAGAGCAAATGGCTAGATATAAAGATGTGAGTAAAAGAATAAAGAACATGTTAGTAGCGATAGATTTTAAGAATGGGGATATATTTCAGTTCTTGGATGGATTAGCCGTTTCGTACGTAAAAGAAGAGGTAAATATACACTGATAAGTCGCGACGATTAGAATGTGTATGATTTGACAATCCGGACAAAAACCACTACATTATTTCTATACTGGCTGCATTAATAAATGCGGCTTTTTTTGTATCTGAATTATTCTAATTGCATTACAACTTCTGGCTCGTAAAGCCGTATAATTTGCTCTATTAATATCATTTTCCTTTCTTCTTGGAAGTCTCCATTTTCAATAAAATCGACTAGCATACTGAGTTCTTTAATCAAGTAATTAACTTTCATATTTTTTCTCTTATTTATTATTGGTTATCATTTAAAAAAATGAGGGTAGATCATAGGCTTTTTTTATCTTTGATACATGGTGTTGACAGTTCTATTTTTTGTGGTGGGTTGATGTATGTCAATTAGACACGGGATCTTGAGGTGGTGTAGGGTAACAATTATACGCAATAGTTATTTTTAGATAATTATCACCTTTTCAGAAGTGATTACAGTAATGATGTTTATTAGCACCTTTTTAGGTGCTTTTTTTGTGGGTGAAATATGCAAGAAAAAATAAGTACATTTATGTCGTACGCATCAAGTAGTGCATTTGCATTGTTTGGGGCATTCACATTGCATGAGTGGATGAGCCTTGTAGGTGGGCGGTATGCTCTGTTGCTGTAATACTTGGAATTGTTTTTGGTGTAGATTCATCATTATCAACCAGTGAACAAGGGTTATCACATATAGGTAATCTCGAAGGGTGTAGAACACAGGCGTATCAATGTAGTGCTAATGTATGGACCGTAGGATTAGGGCATACCAGTAATATATCGGCAGGGACATCAGTAACAAATCAACAAATAGCTGAATATTTTGTTTCTGATGTTGCATTAGCTGAAAAGGTGGTTAAGCGAGAGCTACAAGTAGAGGTAACACAAGCTCAATTTGATGTCATGGTGAGTTTTGTATTTAACCTTGGTGCTGGGAACTTTGAACATTCTACGTTTCTTAAAAAATTCAATCAGCATGATGTAACAGGGGCGTGTAATGAGTTGTTACGTTGGGTCTATGTGAATGGCAAAGATTGTAGATTAAAAGAAAGTAATTGTGCAGGTATCGTTAAGCGACGCCAGATAGAGCAGCAAGCTTGTTTGTACGGATGGTGATATATGGATTACTCAATTAAGAGCCTAGCTTTGTATTTATGTATAGGGTTGTTGGTTGTGAGTGGGTTATCTATCTATTACTTATTTGATGTGGTGGAAGAGCAAGCCGTTAAGAATGGTCAGCTTGAAAGTCAATTAAGTGATACGTCTAATAAGAATGTTTCGTTAACTAAATCAATTGATCGATTAACGGAAGAAGCCAAACATGCACAATTAGCGGCTGATAAGTTCGCTGTTGAGAAATTACAATCTAGCCAACAAGTGGAAAGGGTCGTAACAGTTATCAAGGAGGTGATTAAGAATGAAGCTTGTAACGATGTGCTTATTCCTAATGCTGATAAATGGATGTACTACAACGAAGATAGTAACTGAATATAAAGAGCGTTTAGTTATCCCTCCTTCTGCTTTTCTTGTTTCATGTGTCCCTCCGTTTACTAAGCCACCATTAACGTATGGTGAAGCTGTATTACGTGATCCTGCTTGGCTTAAATCATGGCGGTTATGCGCGAGTCAGATTGAGCATTTACGAGAATATTTCGGATACAATTCGGGAGAATAGATATGGCAGTGTTTAATCGTTTAACTCAGAAACAGATTGAAGATAATTATACGCATTATGCATCTTTGCATGGTGTACCAATTTATTTTAATAACAATGGTTTTGGAAATGGTGTATGCGTACGGAACTTTTATCCTGAATTTCTTTTAGATGTTATGGAGCAATTATTTAACGGCTTTGTTTTTATAAGTAGCATTATTAATTCAGATTATGAACCAATGTACCCAATCAAATTGATTAAAGAGATTAAACCCACTAGCTAGTGGGTTTTTTTATGGTTTACGTTTACTCAGAAATTAAACAAGGTGTGGTATGAGTGATAAGACGAAATTTTATAAACATGCAATTAAGTCAGTGGTGGACTTAGTAGAGTACGCGACGAACCCTAATACTCATGATGAGAAGAATATTGAGGAAATAGCGAGGTCCATTGAAGAGTTTGGATTTACTAATCCGGTCTTGATTGATGAGCATGATTGCATTATTGCAGGGCATGGAAGAGTGAAAGCAGCAGCTTTCTTAGAAATGGATAATGTACCTTGTATTGTGTTAACTGGATTGAGTGACGCTCAAAAGAAAGCTTATGTGATTGCAGATAATGCCATTGCTGAGGGCTCTAAGTGGGATGAAGCATTACTTGCTCAAGAAGTGGAGCTTTTACGTGATTTAGATTACGACATTGACTTATTAGGGTTAGATAACCTTGATATTGATCTTGATGGTTTTGAACCGGGTTCAATCAATGATGGGCATACTAAAAAGAATAGTAGCGACGAGGTAAATGAATCGAACACTGTTCTTGTTATTGGTGAGTACCGAATACCCATTGAGCGTGAAAATTATTTAGATTGGCAAGAAGAAATCCGCAGCAGTGTAGGATTTGAAAAGAAAGACATTATTGATGAAATCGTTAAGAGGCTAAAGTTATGCTTAGATTAGTGCCTATTGATGATGTTAATCCATCCGCTTATAACCCAAGAACAGCTGATCCAGTTCGATTAGATATATTAGAGTTATCTATTAGAAAGCTTGGTTTTGTATTACCCATATTTGCCTCATCTAATGGTGAGATATTGTCAGGCCACCAACGACATCATGTAGCAAAGCGAATGGGGTTAGAGGCAATACCTGTGTACTTTACAGGTCAAATGGATTTACCAGATAGAAAAGCCATTAACATTGCGTTTAATCGTGGAACTAATGATTTAAGTGTATCTGATACACCTAAGAACATTACCGAAGCATTGAATCGTATTAATTTGGATGAGTTAGTTAAATCTGTTTCTGATAAACCGTTAGAGCAGTTATACCGATGTATGTCACCAACAGTGGTTTCAGTGAAGAAGCTAACGAAAGTGAATAAAGGTAAATGGGTGAATTACGCTCGTAACATGGCTCGAATGCTTTATGGCAAAAAGATCATCATGCCTATTGTGTGTACTCGGGATAATCGTGTTGTTAATGGTATTGGACGATTGCAGTATGCCGCTGAAAAAGGTTGGTCAGCGATAGAGGTTATTTACATTGATGATAACGAAGCAAGATTAAGTGATGCAATGCTTAATTTGTTGAGTATGGATTTTGATATTCATAGTCGTTATGAGGATTTGTTACGTTATAACTCATTTAGGCGAGGTCGAAGGGTAAGAGGCAATCAGTTAGGGCTAGGTTTTATTTTCTCTGTAGCACCAATGAAAACATCAAAGGAATACGATGTTACTAAGCCTGACAATTCGAGAAAGTGGAAAAGGTTTCATGGACGCTCTGTTGTTGATTTTGGCGCAGGTCATTTGACTGAAACTGAAGTATTAAGAAGTATCGGTGTTAATGTTACTCCGTTTGAACCATTTCATCTTGGGATGCATGATCAAATAGATAAGTTAAAAAGTATCGAGTTAGCAAAATCGTTTTTGCGCGATATTTCAAGTGGCAAAACATTCACGTCTGTATTTATTAGCTCTGTGCTTAATAGTGTGCCATTCGCGCTAGACAGAAGATATATCGCTTGTTTATGCGCTGCTTTATGCAGTGATAAAACAAGGCTATACGCTTGTGCTAGTGCCTCTGGTCATCCAAATATTAAGGTGGCACAGGGAATGGATGGATTATCTGAGCGTCAATCAAAATGTGCTGTTTTTAAGTTAGATTACGAAGACGGTATTACTATTGGTGATTTTAAAGAGAAGCCGAAAGTCCAGAAATACCACTCACCAGAAGAGTTTTATAGGTTATTTAAGCGTTATTTCTCAGCAGTAGAAGTTGTTGTTCGACACGACAATGTTAATGCAACTTGTGGTAATCCAATCATTCAATCCATTCTTAGAGATTTAAGATCAGCGATTGAGTTTGAATTCAATCTTCCTTATCCAGACGGAAGCCGTATGAATTTGGTTAATGAAGCTATTAGTGCTTATGAAACTCGCTTAGGGGTGACGTTATGAATATTCCTGATGAGTGGACATTTAAAAGTGATGAGATAGCGGATGAGTTTGATTGCCATGTAAGGGAGCAGTTACCTTGGTATAACATGGCCACAAGTATGACGATTCAAATAGCACGTAATTATTTACCTGATAATGGCGTGTTTATTGATCTTGGTTGCTCAACAGGAAACATCACTAAGTCAGCTAAAAAGTTATTAGAAAGTCGTCATGCTACGGTGATAAATGTAGATAACTCACCTCAAATGAAAGAGAAGTTTACAGGTGTGGGTAATGTAGTTATTCATGATATTGAAAGCTATACCGTGCCTAAGTTTGATGTGTGTGTTCTTTTTCTTTCTATGATGTTTGTCAAAGTAAGCCACCGAGAGCAATTAATCATGCAGTTGATGAAGCAGACACGTAAAGGTGGATGCATCATTATTCTGGATAAGATTGAGTCATACAGTGGTTATTCTGGGCAAGTGATAAATCGTTTGAATATTGCGAATAAATTAGATGCTGGGTGTGATGCTAATGACATTCTAGCTAAAGATTTATCGTTATCAGGTATACAGCGACCAATTGAACCACAGTTACTATCGTCATTTAAAAAATGGTTTCAGATCGGTGAATTCTGTGGGTTTGTGTTTGAGGGATAGAGAGGGAATATGATCATATTATTGGATTTGAATTATACGTTAGTCAGTAACAGTAATGATAAGTACCAACCGTTCTCTACACAAATAGAGCATGAGAGATACCGAGACGACTTGTTGAAAGAAATTCAAGATAAGTATGTTGTTCTCGTTACGGCTAGGGCTATGAAGTACACGGATGAAACGTTGAGTAGTATTGCAGCTAAAGTGAACTGGCAACCGGATGAGTGGTTCTTCAATTGTGGATTAACACCGCCACTGTTTAAAGAGAAGATATTGCATGAGCATATATTCTCAGAGCATGGACATGATGTAGAGATAGTCGCGATAGAAAGTAATCCTAAAACGCGAGAGATGTATAGAAGCTATGGGGTTAAGGCTATGACTTATCTTAACTTTATGGCGCATGTTAAGGCCAAACAAGCGGTTACGGGTCCTTCTGGAGGGGGCACCCTTGATCGGGGTTTTGATTAGCACGGCGCGGTTTCGCTCATTGTTCACCAAAAAGATCTTGTTAACCTGTTAACCAGATCTTTTTATTATTTCTGAATTTTTCTTTAACTTCAATTGGTTACTTTGATAATTGCTTCCTTGAGTTGGTTAACAGTTGTTAACCAAAATCAAGTAATTTACTTGGTAAATATCATACTTTCTTATTTATTATTAATAACTTAGCGTTGTTTTTTGTGGTTAACAAATTCTGTTAACCACATTGTTAACCACTGTTAACCAAAATCTAGCACGTTACATCGTTATTTCTTGTTTGTTATTAATGGGTTAGGGCGTTTTTTCGTGGTCAGAAATATTGTTGACCACGGCTATTAACCGCTCTGTTAATCATCGGTGGAAACTGTTTTCTGTTAACCAATATGAGGTTTGGATGAATCGTTCTGATTTTGCAAGTGTGGTTGGTGTCTCTCGGTCTGCAATAACAAAAGCAGTTAGTGCCGGAAAGTTAGATATGTCAGGTGAATTAATATTAATTGATGGACCGTTAACTAAGGCCTATTTAAAAAGTAAAGGGTTAAATCTTGATGCAAAACCACTAAATGTTGATGGAGGCAAAAAGAGTTCGTTGTCTTCAATTTCTGATATTGAGTTAAGTCGAGCCGTGAAAGTTGAGCGTATAAAAACGGAGAGATTAAGACAGCGTAAATTAGAAATGGAGTTAGACCGCTCTGAGGGGAACTTAATTTGTACGGCTTATGTTGGAACTCATGTTTTTAGTTATTTAGATGCGTTGTCAGATGAACTTCTTGATTCGGCAGATACTTTGATTGATACGCTTCATCAAAATTGGGAAGGTATCGGTGAAGATGCTAGGGCAATCAACATGACAGAAATTAATGATTATTGCTCGGCTGCTATTACTGAAGCTAAGAATAAAGTTAAGGCAGCATTGGATGGAGAAAAATAAGAAGCATAATTATAAAAAGAAAGACGTTATTAATAACTATGTAAATAATATCAAAGCATCCAAGCCAGTCATTACTGTTAGTGAGTGGGCAGAGAAAAAGCGCGAATTACCTCGCGATGTAACGGTTAAACCCGGTAAGTTTAAATTTTCATATACGCCTTTTTGGAAAGAGGTTGCAGATAATATGAGTGTATCGTCAACGATCACTCTGAGTGCAGTTTTAAAAGGTGTGCAATTAGGGTATACCACAGCCGTTTTAGAAAATACCGCAGGTTACTATATTGATGAAAACCCTGCGCAAATTATGCTTGTTTCTGCTACGGATGATTTAGTTGCTAAAACGTCCACTCGTATTGACCACATGATCGATAGTTCTGGCCTACGTTCAAAAATATTCTCACAGCATTCTAGTAATAAGAAAGGTCAACGATCTGGTGACACAGTAAAGCATAAAGAATTCGCAGGCGGTTACTTACATATGGGCAGTGCTCAATCACCTGCAAGTTTACGTAGTTTACCTGCGCGAATATTACTTGGTGATGAAACTGACGCTTGGCCTGAGAGTGTGGGTAAGGATGGTGATCCATATGAATTGTTTGGTGATAGGGCAAATACCTTTGGTAATAAACGTCGTCAAATCGTGGGTTCGACTCCTCTTCTTGAACATACCTCAAAAACATACAACGAATATTTAAAAGGCGATCAGCGCAGATACCACATTCGTTGTTTGAGCTGCGAAGCTGATCAGCCTCTTGAGTTCTTTACTAATGCTGATACAGGTTGGGGAGGAATTGTATTTGAAAAAGATGAAAATGAACGACTTATTGAAAGTTCAGTCGGTTATCTTTGTCGTGCTTGTGGATATAAAATGAAAAATAAAGATAAGGTTCGATTTTTAAGACCGGAGCGTTGCGAATGGGTTCCTACCGCAGTGCCAGAATCATCTACCTATCGGAGTTACCAAATAGGATCGTTATACGCGCCACCAGGTCAAATAACATGGGTTGAAATTGTTAGACGTTTTTTATCAGTAAAAGATCGCCCTGAAAAGTTTCAAGTGTTTTGGAATAACATTTTAGGTTTACCTTGGCATGAAAAAGGGGATTCGATTACTTACGAGCGAATTCTTGAAAACAAGATTAACTATAAATCAGGCCAAATACCGGATGAGGTTCATTTTTTAACGCTTGCTGCTGATGTGCATAAAGAATGGATTGGTGTAGAGATCATCGGTTGGGCTTCTGATAGCAAAACCTATTCAATCAATTGGCTTGAGATCAGAGGTGGTGATTCAAAAGATATTGATGCGCCAATGTGGAAAGGATTGAAAGACGTTATTTTGACTGATTACACAAAGATGAATGGTTCATCGGTAACGATGGTGTCAGCTTTTGTTGATAGTGGTTATAACGCCAGTTCTGTTTATGAATTTTGTGATCAGTTTGGTAGTAGTGTTTACCCGGTAAAAGGTGATCCTCAAGCATTGAAAAAATCACCAAGACCTTATAAACCAACTCAATTACTTAATTTTGAAAATTTATGGTCAATACATATCAATGTGGATCGATATAAAGACCAAGTGATTTCAGCGTTAAGATTAAAAGCAGGATCAGAGGGGAGCTATCCTAAAAGATACCCATTCTTTCCAAGTGATTACCCCGATAGCTATTTCAAGATGTTTGCTGCGGAAGAGAAAGTAGCGGTTAAAAATAAAAAAACAAATCAAATAATCAGATATGAATGGCGTAAAAGAAATAACAATAATCACGGTTTTGACTGTCGTGTTTATAACTTATGCCAACTTGATTTTATTGCGAATGAAACGTGTAAACACTTATTTGATTCAGAAGAAACATTATGGCCTGAGTTCTGGGCATGGGTTGAAGATGGTGGATTTAATTAATGCATGAAGAGTTATTACAGAAATACAAAGATCAATTAATGGCTGTTAATGATGCAATGCTAGAAGCTGTCGTTAGTGGGGTTGTTGAGTTTTCAATAGATACCGGGCAATCAAATCAGAAAGCTAAGAAATATGAGCTATCGGATTTACAAGCATTAGAAACACATATTGAAAATAAGATTGGCAAACTTGAAAGTAAAATGAATGGAAATATCGTTTATCTAAGGACTCTATAATATGTTGAAACGTCTAACTCATTGGGCTGTGGATAAGGTTATATCAAGAACGCCACCTGATCAGTTGGGTGGTTTAATGTTAAATTCATTAATGAGTGCCTCTTCTGGGACTCAGAACGGTGGGTGGGGTGGATTAGTTTCGGGTTTTGGTGGCGAAAAAACAGAGGGTGGTTTTGGCCTAACACTTGATGTTGATGATTTTGATTACTTTGAACTAAGAGAAAAATCACTTGCTCTTTATTACTCGAACCCTTTTGCTAGAGGGATCATTAATCGCTTAATTATTAACTCTGTTGGCTCTGGACTAAAGCCGGAATCAACCCCAAACAATGTCATTCTTGGATTGGATGAAGAAACCATTCATAAATGGACAGAGAAAGCAGAATCATTATTTCAGTGTTACTCACGTTCAACGCTTGGGGACTATTTAGGAGAAGAAACGCTTGATGAGCTTCAATTAAAATTAGAATTGAATGCCTTACTTTGTGGTGATGTATTAGTTATTGAGCGAATTAATCATTTAGGTTTACCAAATTATGAGTTTATAGATGGACGATTTGTTAATTCACCTATGTTTATGGATGAAAGTGAAGATGAATCTAAAATTGTTCATGGCGTAAAATTAGATAAAAGCGGTAAAACCGTTTCATTTTTCGTTCAGCAACGGCTTGGCGATCATAAAGAAATTCAAGCGTATTCCAGTTCTGGTAGACGGCAAGCGTGGTTAGCTTACGGAACAAAGCGAAGAATTGGAGAGGTTCGTGGTTATCCGTTGTTGATGTCTGCTTTACAAGCATTAAAACAATTAGATAAATATACGACGCATGAAATTACAGCTGCTGAATTGAATGCCACTATTGTTGGGTTTGTAAAACGAACAGAAGATACTGGTGGTAATGGTTCTACTCCTTTTGTTGGAGGCGTTAAGCCTAAGTCTGTGCCTAAAACCGATTCGTCTATTGTAACTGCACAGACAACAACGATAGATAAACCCGGTATGTTTATGCAGGGATTGCAAGTGGGTGAAGAGCCAGTGAGTTATAACACTCAACGTCCTAATGTGAATCATTCTATTTTCGTTAGAGGGGTTCTATCAATGGTGTCCTATTCGTTAGATATGCCACCAGAGATATTATTTTTAGAATTTGATTCCAGTTATTCAGCCGCTAGGCAAGTTAACAATGAGTTTTCATTGGCGTTATCTGAATTTGTCCGTCCTCGTATTATTGCGAATTTTCCACAGCGATCATGGCGAACGTTTATAACGTACCAAACGTTAAGTTATAAATTAACAACGCCTATGTTATTTGAATCATTAAATAATGAGAGTTTATGGGACATTAAAGAGGCTTGGTTTAATTGTGATTGGATTGGTCCTCATAGAAAACCAATTGATCCAGAAAAAGAAGCGAAGGCAAATGTTATTAATGTTGATCGTGGATGGAAAACAAACCAGAAAGCCAGTCTTGAAGGCTCTGGTTCACGTTTCAGTTCAAACATAGACCGTTTGAAAGGTGAGAAAAAATTATCTGAGGGTGTAATTGCACCACCGAAATCTTCATCTACCGTTGAAGAAAAAAACAGTGAGGATAAAAAAGACGATGCATGATTATTTGTGGTTAATGGATAACACGTTCTTGTCTCAAATGATGTCTCGTTTCCATTCATTATCTCAATCTGGGCATCTTTATAACCGTGATACTTGGATGGATGAAAGCCATGATAAGTTCAGAGGTGATGATGAGCCTGAAATAATAGATGGTAAAGCGTATATCTATGTAAGTGGTCCATTGGTTAATAATGTTGGATGGTGGGAGTGGTTAGATAATTACACTCGCTATTCTGCAATTGAAAAAATGACTAAGCTTTCAGAAGATAATTCTTCTATTGATGAGGTTATTTATGTTTTTGATACGCCCGGAGGATTAACGAACGGTGTTGAGAGAGCCGGATTAACGATAAGAAATTGCAGTAAGCCGACTACGGCTCTTGTTAAGAATGGGGCTTATAGTGCCGGATATTGGCTAGCGTCTCAATGTGATCAGATTATTGCTGATGTTGATTCGGCAGCCGTCGGTAGTGTCGGTACGGTTATTGAGTTTTGGGATCCTACCGCAATGTATGAAGCGGCAGGTATTAAGCGTCATACGTTTGTGTCTAAAGGCTCTGAAAATAAAAGACCTGATCCAAATACGGAGTCAGGGCAAGTTGTCTTTCAGAGTATCGTAGATAAAGCGAATGAATCGTTTTTGAATGCTATATCAATTGGTCGTAATGTTACGGTTGATTACATATTAGAAAATTTTGGTAATGGCGGCATGCTGTTTGCGCGTGATGCCCTTAGTGTGAAAATGATAGATTCAATTAATACGGATCTAGAAATTAGTGCGGTTGATAGTAAAAATAATCCTGAACCAGTCATTGAAAATAAAGAGGAAAGTTCCATGTTATTAAGTGAGTTAAAAAGTAAGCATCCTGAGTTATTTGAAGAAGTAAAATCAGTTGCATTGGCAGAAGAACAAGAACGTGTTGCTGCATGGTGTGAATTTATTGATGTTGATGCCAGTGCGGTTTCTACTGGTATTAAATCGGGTAAAGATATTTCAAGAGCTGAGATCATTTCATTGTCACGCAAAGAAATGCAATTAGGCATGGTTGCTGCTGAAGCGGACGGCTCTGAAGATGAAGTCGATCCACCTGCAACTCCTGCACCATCATCTTCGAATAAAGGTAAAAGCTCAGAAGAAGAAGCGGATGAATTATTAGCGTCTTGTGGCTTTGATGTTAAGTAAATTTAAAAGTATTTAATTTACTTACTTTCTTATTTATTAAATAAAAGGTTTAGTACTATGGCAGGCGTAGAAACTCAAGAGCACGATATTGAAAGTGGCATTATTTTTGGTGCTGAATATGAAGATGCCGTTATTGCTTCAGGTCAAGGCGTGGTTAAAGGATTAACGGTTTTATCCTATGATGATCAAACCCGAAAATATACTGTATGTACATCTGGTGGGTCAAATCCGGATACCGCTACAGCACCTTCCTGTTTAGTTGCTGTTAATGGTGAAGTTAATGCAACAGCATCGGATAAAATGACAAGAATACTGATTAAAGGTGAAGTTGATATTAATAAAGTGATTTATGAAGGTGGTGATATTCACGATATAAAAGTAGCACTTCGAGATAAGGGCATTATCCTTCGAAAAACCACAGCAACAACTATTTTATAACCAAGTCGCATAAGCGGCTTTTTTTATACCTAAAGGTCGCTGATGCGGCCTTTTTAGTAAGGATAAATTATGAAAGACAGCTTTCGTATTGCAATGATCAAAGCGTTTGAACTGCAACGTAAACCTCGCGGTTTTTTAACTGGTCTTGCACAGTGCCCACCTGAGAACATCACCAAGGCTAAAAAAATTCGTGTTGATATTGTAAAACACAATCAATCGGTGGCTATTGATGTGATCCCGGGAACAGGCGGTAGAGCAAACAGCTCTGGTAAGTATTCAACGACCGATTACACACCACCTGCTTATGATGAATACGGTTTTCTTTCTGCGGAAGACTTAAATAAAGTGGGTGCAGGTGATACCGAATATGAGCAGCGTGATTATACAAAAGAAGCATTAAAGCGCATGAACAATAAGCAAGTGGATTATGGTTATAAGATCACTCGCGCTATTGAAAAGCAAGCGTCAGATGCGCTGTTCTCTGGTCGAGTGGCTTTAGTTGATGGCTCTATTATTGACTATAAGCGTAATGCGGATCATACGTATATTTCTGCCTCTGCGTGGGGTGTGAATGACGATCTTATGGTTGATTTTGAAAAAGCCGTATTTTTGAATCGTCGTGATGCGTTAGTAACCTCGGATTACACAATTCTTGGTCGTGTTGCTTTAACTCGTTTTCTTGCTAACAAGGCGATGCAAGAGTTATTGGATAAAAAGAATATTACTCGTGGTGATATTCAATGGCCTTCAGAGCAAAAAGACGGTGCTATTTTTCATGGTCGTATTTCTACAGCAGAAATGACGTTGGATATTTTTAGTTATCCAGAACAATACACTATCCCTGAATTAAGTGAGTTGCCAGATGGGGCTCAAATTGCTAATGCAGGGCAAACCGTGCCATACGTGCCTGAAGATATGGTTTTCGTGGGTTCTACTCAAGCTCGATTTGATTTGATGTTTGCAGGGGTTCCTTTGCTTAATAAATCAAGCCCACAATTTAAGCAAATCACAGGTTTCTCTCAGCAACCAACTATTGCTAAGGGATCTTTAGTGCCTTATGGCCTGATTGATACCTATGGTGAGCAAATTAAAGTGGGTGTTAAATCTCGTCCTTTATGGGTTCCAACACAAGTCGATGCTGGGTCAGCATTCCAATTAAAATAAGAAGGGTATGTGATGAAAACATATGTAATCGGAGAAGGTCGTTCTCTATTAACCAAGATCGGCATGGTTCGTGGTGGCGGTGAAGTATCACGTAATAATCTTCTACAGGATGGCTTAGAAATTAAGCTCTTGTTAGCTCGAAAGGTATTAATTGATAGTGACGTTGATGAAGCTAAGCAATCAGTGCTTATTGCTACATTAGATAGCCATGCTGCTAATGAAGAGCTTGATGCTACCATTTTAGGTAAGCAGCAATACATTGAAGATCTTGATGGTCGTATTGTAGAGATGGAGCGTAGTGCTTTACAGCTTGAAACGAGAATTGAAGAGTTAAATAGTGACGGATTAACACTTACTGAGCAAGTTTCTGAAACTGAAAAGAAGCTTGCTGATACGACAACTGCTTTGCAAGAAGCAGAAGAAAAGTTAGCAGCTATCACTAATGAGCTTTCTGATGAAAAACAGCCTATGGAAGCTGAGGGCAAGGAAAAAGAAATGCCTCAACCTGTTGGTGTAAAGGCAGGTAAACAAAAATGAGTTTAAGGCAAGCAATGGAAAAACTGCTTGCCACTTCTCTTGAAGACCCAAAATTGTTCGGGTATCCACTTATTATTGAACGCATTGATACGAAAAAGAGGATTGGAGACGATCCTCTTTTTTATGGTCAAGTGGGGGAAATTGGTGCTGATATAGATCCAGATACAGGTGTTCTTGTTGCAACAGAGCATAGTCATGCCTCTGTTCGTATCTCTACATTAGTATCTCGGGGGTTTGTTACTCAACAAGAAGTTGAGCATAACAGCATTATGAATGGGTGGGTTGTTGAGTTTTCAAATATAAGCGGATTAGTGGCGAGATACATGATTACAAAAACAATGGTTGATCATACATTGGGGCTTATTACATTCAATTTAGCGTTAGTGAAAAAGAAATCATGACACTATCTACTGAAATTATCACACCGTCACTGAAAGGGTTTATTCGTGATCGAATTGCGGAATTAATCACTAAAGGGATTGAAAAACAAAATGAGTTACGAGATCCGACAGCTAAAATTTTAGCGGAAACGTTCATAGAAAGAGCAATCCCTTGGGCAGGGTTAAGTGATAAATGCCGTATTAATGTTTCTTATCAAAAAGCTGAATTTGATATAGGGGCAAGCAGTATGGCAAATCAGCAAGCGAAATTAACGTATTTTATTGATGTGATTATTGAGAAAGCGCATGAAGAAGATGAACAAGGGATCATAGAGCATGGTGATGTAAAGGCTGCATTAGAATTGGCTGAAATGACACATATTGTTTATATGGTTCTAATGGCGCATGAAAATCGAAATTTAGGTTTTCCTGTCCGTATTGATAATAAGCCTGCCGCTTTAGTTTCTAATCAACGTTTTAAAGAAGAACAAGTATTTCAACCTGAATTCGCGGATGGTGCCCAAATTAATGTTATTGGGGCGCGGTTAGTAATGGAAGTTGATACTAAATTAATGCCACCAGTCATTGATGGCTCCCCATTGCTTGAAATGTTATCTGAGTTTTGTGAAGTGCGTTTTGGCAAGCTTGGTGAAGTCATATTGTTAAAAAAGGAAAAGAATAATGGCGATTAGTACTGCTGTACCTGCCGGAGCAATTGCTCGCGCAGTGGGTGTCGATATTAAAAATGTTAACTTGCGAACTGGAATGACCATGCTACCAAATCAGGTAGCTGTTATTGGTCAAGCTATCAGTGGCGCAGTTGGGGTTAAATTTAATAAAAAGCAAGTGATCACTTCTGCTTCTGAAGCCGGGACTAAATATGGGTATGGCTCACCGTTGCACTTGATGTGTTTACAGTTATTCCCTCGTTCTGGTGATGGAGTAACGGCAGATATTCCTGTGAATGTGTATCCATTGGACGCACCTAAACAAGCTCAAATAGCGACAGGCTCTTATGAGATAACAGGGCTTTCTACTGTATCGGCAGTTGCTCGTATTGAGATTGGCAATATGTACGCTAATGCTGTGATTAAAAAAGGGGATACAGCAGAAGCAATTATTGCATCAATTAAAGAGGCGATTGATAGCAACATCAATATGCCAGTGTTGACAGAAACGGTGTTGGGTACTGCACCTACGAGTGCATTTTTAGGTGGTCGTTCTTTACCTGATTCTCCAACTACATTGACTGCTATTAACTATCAAGTGTTATTAACGGTTGATGGCCAGCCGTTAACGGTCACGGTTGATTTGTCAAATGCCTATTCTGAGTTGCAAGTTGCTGATGCATTACAAACAGCCATTAATAATGCAGGAGGGCGTGTTACGGCATCGTGGGAACGATTAAATGCACGTTATGTGATTACTACAGTATCTACAGGTGTGGAGTCGAACATTACCAGTTTCGCTGACTCAGGTAGTGGAACTACTGGATTATCTGCGGCACTACATCTTGATAGTGCGCAATCTGTCGTTACTCCCGGAAAGGATGAAATCCCATCAAAAGTGAATATTACTGCTAAGTGGGCAGGCGTGACAGGCAATGATATTCAGCTTGGTGTAGAGCTTGAAGAGTGTGGTGTGATGTTTGTGATTAATGATATGAAAGGGGGATTATTAAACCCTGATGTGGATTTAGCACTTAATAGCTTTAAAGACATTTGGAATTCAATTGTTGTTAACCAATTTGGACGTGATAACGATACGTTTAATAAACTGTCAGATTTTTGTGAATCACGATGGGATGGATTAGTTGGTTTGCCATTTGCGGCCGTTTATGGTGATAACAATGAAAGCCGTGATGAGTTAATTTTGCCTGCGGTTAATCGTGAAGAGGACAGAACGAACGTTTGTATTCCTGTTTATGGCAGTAAGAGTTTACCGTTTGAAATCGCAGCTAGAGCTAGTGGTTTGATTGTTAGTCGAGCGCAGAGTAATTCACCTCGACCATACATTGGAATGGCAATGACAGGTATTGACGGTGGTGAAGATGAGCAACAGTTGGAATATACCGACCGTAATTATCTTGAAGTCAATGGGATTTCAACGACATTAACAAAAAGCGGTGTGCCTGTTCTTCAGGATGTTATGACGTTTTATCGTCCTGAAGGTGAACCTGATCCGGGTTTTAAATATGTTGTTGATTTGTTCAAATCATTTAACTGGCTATTCAATCTTAAATTGCTCTTTTCAAGTGATAAATGGGAAGGCGTTATTCTTGTTAATAATGAAGATATTGTTAGTAATGAATGGGCGCGAAAACCATCCACAGCCGTTGTAGATATTCACGGTTTGATCGATTCATTTGCGGACAATGCAATTATTGTTAATCGTGATTATGCAAAACAAAATTGTAAAGCAGAGATTGATCCTCAAAACCCTAACCGATTGAATACAAAAACTGTGGTTAAGTACAGTGGTGCAGGTCGTATTAGCAGTAATACATTGGCGTTTGGGTTTAATGTTAACTAATTTAAATAGTATTTAAGTTAGTTACTTTCTTATTTAGTAAGGTGTATTTATGCCAGTATCAGGCAGTATTGTACGTGTCACGTTAGACGGTCGTGAGTTTCCAGTAGCTTATGATGCTGAAAGCGACCGTTCATTGGGTGGTTATAACAACGAAGTTGAAATGAATGGCAATCGCACTGCGCGATTAATCAAGAAAATGACAGCCGCGAAATTAAGTGGGATGGGGATCGTTATTGATGATGCGAGAGCCGATCAAGAATACATTCAAAAATTAGCAAATAAAAAGGGCTTTTTTGGTGTAGAAGTTGAGTATGTCAATGGTTCTCTTTACGGTGGCCAACTTCAAATTATAGGTGAAATTAATGTGGGTTCAATGAAAGGCACGGCTGAACTCGAATTTTCCGGTGGCGAATTAAAGGCGATTTAATGATGGGCGATAAAAAAATAATTGCGGCAGTGGATGTTGCTGAAACGGATTTTGAGCGTTTTTGCAAGTATTGGGACATTGATGTTCCTGATGAATTAAATGATAAATCAAACAAACAAGAGAAGCTGATCATGGCTTCTTTTTTATTGGTTAAATCTCGCATGTGTAAGTACATTTCTGAGGGAATATTAGTTGTCTCTGAAGATGGTTCAAGTGTGACTCAGCATTGTAAGTATCCACCAATTGGCACAGATAATACGCAGCCTTATAAATTGACTTACGCTATACGTTCATTAGGTGATTTGTTTGATATTGACAAAGCGGACGGTAAGTTCTCTGAGAACGTGGCGATAATTGCCGCATTGACGGGTAAAAGTCGCGCTCAAATATCACAAATTGATTTTAGAGATTTACGTTATAGCGATCCAATTAAACAGCTTTTTTTCAGTTTGCTAGCGTAAAGCTAGCGAAGAAAAAATATTTAGTTATTCAATGTTGGCGGTCTATTGCAGTGACAATAGCCGTCAATTTTTCTTTTCAAGAATCAGAAATATTTGCAATGCCATTTAATCGCGCAATTTTTTGGTATGAAGCCTCAAGGGAGTTATCAAATGGCTAAAAATCGTTTTGCTATATCGACTGTATTTGACATTGATGAACGTCCCTTTAATCAGGGGATAAGAAACACAACAGGTACAGTGAATGTTTTTGCGCGTAAAACAACAAAACGTTTTAGCCAAATGGCAAATGACATTAACAATTCAATGGCCTCATTTAATAACCCATTTTCAGGCTCATTTGCAATGGGTGGGACTCTTGGGTTAGGTGCTATTTTTTCAGGGATAAACTCTCAGAATGTACTACAAGAAAAATATCGTGCGGAAGCCGTAGGATTAACAGGAAGCGAATTATCTGATTTTACGCTAATAGCCAAAAAAGCAGGGTTAGAGGCAGATCATGTTGCTAGTTTATTTGAAGAAATGCATAACAAGGTAGGGTTAGCTAAGAAGGGGGTATTTGAAGATGGTTTGAAAGAGTACGGTATAGCGATTGGAATGGACTCAAAAGAACTAGATGCTTTTTTGAAAAAAGACACGATGAGTCAATTTGAAGAAATAATAGAAGAGCTAAATAAATTTGATATTAACATTGGTAGTAGTTTAGCTAACGAATTATTTGGTGGTGAAGGCAATCGCTTTTATCGTTCTTTAAGAACTAATTTTGATGGCGATCTAGAAGCTGCAAAATCGGCTTTTGCAGTATTAAATAATCTATCGGATGAAGGTCGTAAAGGTAATGAAGAATATGCCATGGCTATTAATGATTTGACGGCTTCATTATCAACGGCATTTGATGATTTAACTGGGAAGTTTGGGCATGAATTAACGCCTGCGATTGGTTATGCAACCAATAGATTTAATGAGTTTTATCGTAATGGTGATCATTACTTAGATTTATTAAGTGAATCAATTTCAGAGCATTTAGATTTATCAATGGATGATGTATCTAAATGGACTACAGGGGCCACTGCATTGCTTGGGGCGGTAGGAACTGCATGGGCAGCAAAAAAAGTCACAGGTAAGATCACAGGAAAAATGAAACAAACATTAGGGCTTGATAAGGGAGGATTTGGTAAAGATAATAATAAATCAAAAAATAATCCAATAAGCAAAACTAATAAAGCATTAGATTTTAGCGGTAAAGCAATGCTTGCTTTGGCTAAATTTGGGCTTATGTATGAGGCTGTTGATTTTGTTGGAAATGCGGCTATTGGCGATACAAGTTTTGCTAAGTGGGCAAAAGCTACAACGTTACAAGATTTGCTTCCTGAAGCGTTTGAGGCGACAAGAACGAAGAAAACGCCATTAACTCAACTTAATCAATACCCATCTGTTATCAATAATACTGATAACACAAGTACATTACCGATAGTAAATAGTGTACAAAATAATAAGCAAAATCAATTAAAAAAAGACAGTGATAATTTAGAAAAGATTGCAAGGTCTATGAATGCATTAGTTATTAGTGCAGATAACCCAATGAGTAGCAACGTTTTTTCACAGAATAGTGCTATGGCTATTCAAGCGTATAAAACTAATGGATTTGGAGGGTAAATATGAGTTGGGATTTAAGACTAAGAACGCCTCGTTATATTTCGCCAAGTGGCAAAGTGTTTGAATTTGAGTATCAAGACGTTGAGCGTGCAAGGGATAAGAAAGTCGGGGCGTTTGATTTCCCAAGATTGAATGGTTCGTAC